ATTTAATATACGAATATATTTTTTTTTTAAATTAAATTCGTATATTAATTTTATTGAGGGATAAACTCTGTTCTAGTATTGCATTATTGCCAAGCCGTCTTTGTATATTACACTAGCAACCCCCCTGGCAGTCACATTCACAGTAATAGAATCTGATAGGATTATATCAGATTCTAAAACATTATGACAATCAAAAATGAGTTCAAGTCTTATAGAATCATATCTAGAGAGAGGTATTGAAGAACCCCCAAAAGCTTTATTTGAAAGTGGATAGACATAACAATTATTAGAATTAAACTCCCGTTTATCAGAAAAGTATTGATTACTATATAACCCCAGGGATTTATTTGAAATTCCTCTAATGAAAGCACCGTCTAGTATAGAATGTGATTTGGAATTTAAAAACAATTGCGCCGTTTTTAAATATGGAATCGTGAAGGCATTTATATATTTTACATTGATTATTAAATGTGATGTATAAATAGATAGTTCATCTAAAATAACTGATACAATTTTACCATTAGGAACTTTTATAAATTTATTATTAATGCTTTTGGATAATTTTATTTTTTTAGTTATGCCATTATATGTTTTTTTCATGGCATCCATTTCTTCCCTGTTAATGATTAATTTTTGTCCATACATTTTAGAATTAAATGAAATCTCAGGATTCCAAGGTTGCGGGACATTTGTTACATATAAACCCTTCCCCGAGGACACTCCCGTTGTTTCGTAGCGCGCCCCATGTTCTACTAAAGAACTTGGAACACCATTATGAGACCCATCTTCTATTTTAGTAGTTACATGAGGAACTGTGTATATAGGGGCGATGTAACCTTGCATAGCTGATACATTATCTGTATTCCAAATGTTTTTTACTTCATTATAATAAACTTTTACTGTAAATCTAGACTTAAATTTGGAATTATCTAAAATTCCCGCTAAAAATCCATTTTCAGAATTATCTGTAAAATTATTAAACCTAGATTCTACTGAACTTGTAAAACTAGGTATAGGTATTGTTATATTGTAACTTTTTCCCGGTATCCATTTCTCATTTGTTTTTTCTTTACGTGTACCATCGCTTAGTGATCTACCGGTCGAGTTTGATAATACAGTATTATATAAACTTTCGGTCATTTCCGTTGAGTATATAGATAAAAGATCTTCATTTTCTAGTGTTTGCCATACTTTGTCGTTTACAATTATTTCTATCTTTTTGATTATGTCTAATAAAGGAAAGTCAACCTTTGACTTTAAGTCTGAATCAGCCCATTCAGGATTTTGATAATCCCCCTTTAAAGGAGGGTAATTAGCCCCGTCTGGTACAGATGTAAATTGTTTATCCCATTTGATAGGTTTTCCTATATCAGGTAGATTAATAAAATCTGTTATATCATGATTTAATCTTCTCTGTGCATCATTTACAATATTGTATCCATCTGTAAAGGTCATGTTTCTGGAATTTTTGTCTTTTTCGGGTGGTATTAAAGTTTCATTATATTTATACAAACCTAAATTAAACACATAGGATCTACCAACTTCTTCTTCAGTTTCTCTAGTATGAGAACGACGACTTGTATCAGCGAGTAATTCAGATGATATTGGATCACCTTCGTCTATAACATATTGACCTGTATTTATAGAATAAGCCGCTGTCATGCCTCCACCTGGATACCAGTCTAGTTTTTCTTGAATCTTACCTATTGTAGACATTAGTGGAGCTCCAGCTAGAATGAATTTTCCATCACCATTCATAGAAACAGAAATTCCCAATCCGTCTGCAGTTCCTTTGTATATTCCATACTCACCATATGTACCAGGCCAAGACTTTTGATCATTTTCATTTTTTTCTCCGCTACTCGCATCTATTTTTAAAACATTTTCCCAAGTTCCTAATATGTATTCGTATACATGTACAAAACCGTTTGCAACTCTTTGTCTCTCAGAACGCATTCCTAAAGAAGCTGGACTTTCTGAAGTCCTCCAATCTGTTACTTGTCCTAATCTGGTATCATAAAAAGCTCCGCCTCTATCTTTAATATATTTAGCATTTGCGTCTTGAGAGGCTTGAAATTCAAAAGGATCATTTGGATTATTTCTATTATGTAGAACATTTAATCTACCATTAACCGTTTCTTGTCTAACAGGTGTGGTATAATTTATATTAATTTGTCCTCCGGCTCCGGAGTAATTTGATTGGTAATAATAAAGTGTAAATTCGTCAGGCTGTACAGTTATTTTTGTTTTGTAAGAAGCGGTATCGATTGTAACACCATTTGTATACTCTACACCACCCGCATGTGTACCATCTGATGTTGTAGAAAATTTAAGTTGATTTGGTTGCCAATTAAACTCATAGGTCTTACCAACTATTAAGTTTATAGTCGGGGCTGTATGTTCGCCAATCATATAATAACTCTGTTGAGAAAAGTTAAAGTCGTAACCCATGGAATATACATGAGGATTTGATGTACTACCGTCTGATATGTTAATTTGCCCCCCAGCTGTTGAACCAAGTGAATTGTTTCCAGAATAATAATATAAAGTAGTTTGTCCTGGTTGTACGGTTATTGTTGTTGTAGATAAACTATAATCAACTGTAACACCATCTGTATACTCTGTACCACCCGAGTGTGTACCATTTGGAGTTGTAGAAAAAAGAAAAGGATGAGATCCATTGCTACTCCAGTCAAAAACATAAGTATATCCCTCAAATAAATTCAAAGTGGGATTGGAACTACCAATACCACCAATTATATCATAACGCCAATCTTCATTAAGCCCTGCCTCACCATACTGAGTGGTATCTACTGTCATTGATAATCCATTTACACTAACTTGATTTTGAAGAGTTAAAAACAAATTATTTGATTCATCTCGGGATATTGTCTTTTTTAATGGATTTTCGTCTAAAAATCCATATGGAGAACCTGCTGCTAATTTTGTACCATCCTGGTTAAATGACAAGGAATATCCTAAAAACGAATTTTGATCACCATATTGTTGACTACTTAGGTTGACCATTCCATAAGTGTCTATATCATATATATCTATTCTTCCAGTTCCTATATCATAATCAACATTACCAACTGCAAATCTACTACCATCATAGTTTATGGTTACAGATTTTCCATCTCCGCGCCTTTCATTTCCATCCCCGTGCCATAACCAGCGCCATCTTCTGATCTGCCCTTCTTGAGGTTCATCTAAACGATATACATTAAGACTATTGCTTTCAGAAGTATAATAAATTTGACCTCCCATATTAGGATGATTACCACAGTAATAATAAAGATCAAACATGATGTTCCCCCAGTCACCGGGACTATACGCGTTGGTTACAGTAAATGTTGTTGTGTAAGCAACTGTATCAACAGTAACACCCGCTGTGTACTCTACGCCACCTCCGTGAATACCATCTGGTGTTTGAGACAAAAGGAGAGGGTGATTATTGTCAAATGACCAATCAAATACATAAGTACACCCCCTGCGTATATATAGTGGTTGTGTAGTAATTCCATCTAATGTATAAACATTACCGTTACCCGAAGCAATTTTACCTACAGTTATATTATAGACTTCATTTGCTCTTGGAGATGGATTACCAATTACATAAGTTTTACCATCACCCGATAATGCTATACTCCCAGGATGATTTATCGCATTAAGTTCAACAGCGTGTTCAAAACTGTTTTCAACCCACTCTGAAGAATTAGAATCCCAATCATATATTTTTACACAATGACGTTTTGTCCAATCGGGTTGTTGTGGATGATCTATTTTAACAAGAGCTATTCTATTTCCGTCTGCTGATAATGAAAGAGTAGATCCAAATTCTGATCCAAACGTATAATTAGTTGGAAGATTTCCATTTGTAATATCTTGAACTCCGATTATGGGCTCAGGAATTAAAGTCTGACCCACGCCAAAACTTGGCGGCATAGTAGTAGATGAATATTCGTCTCTTGATATCCACTTTTTTGTATTTGAATTATAATCATATGTATTAAAGTAATTATTAAATCCACCTGCTGCGCCTATAACAATACGATTTCCATCAGCACTTAAATCAACATGACTATTGTATCCATTAGATACATTCCACATATGTCCTCTTGGAAATACAGATAATTTACTATTTGGAGCCCTAAAAATTTTACTCAAAGACCATGTGCCATTATTTTTTTTATAAACTCTTACTAAACCCGGACGACGAACTCTTGTATTACCAGTAGCACTAGTTCCAGTCTCATATTCATCACCAAACATCCTACCCTGTGATACAGCATATGTATTTCCATCGGAGCTTATTTTTGTACAAAATCCGTTATAATCTGATTGGTAAAAAACTAAATTATCTGGTCTTCTAGGGGGGTCTTCAACAACTTCTATTTTTTGTAAATATGTTATTTCTGTTCCATCTAAAGGTGTTGTAGAACCAAAATATTCAGGGATTTCTCTTCTATCTTTTTGAAGACCACCCAATGATCTATCGTTGTATTGATTAACTAGAGTATTAATGTCTTCTTTATTAAGATATGAAACAAATAAATCATTAGCAAGAATACCCGGTGATGCGTATATTCCGTAAGTACCATCTTCTTTTAAATCTATAAACTCGCCCCCCGTTTTTTTTATTTTTTCAGAATCTGTATAAGATAAATATTTTGGCATATAAGAAGACGCATACGGATTTAGAATTGGATGTTCAGAGCAAGGAATATTACTCGGATTTATAATATTATCATGACCCCTTTTGTTTTTAATCGTGCTAAGTGATTCAGGTTTAGAAAGTAATTCGAATGACATTTCTCTTAATGTTTTAAAAATTACGGTATCCCATTTAGTAGAGTCGGTACCATAATTTATTTCAAATACAACTTCTATATATTCCGTGTTTATCTCACTAGAGCTTATATAATTAACATCTCCTTCAAATGTACCATAACCTTTAAAAACGCTATATAATTTTAGAAATGTTGTAAAATTTTGCGCGTATGTGGCTCCAAGTCCTAAAGAATTAATATCACTTAATGTGTATATAGTTTGAGGAATTAATACATTTACTCTACTACGGGCTACAAATGCTAGTGGCGGCGAGGGATTTATTACGGTGGGTTGCGGATTATCAATACATTCTAGACTGGGAGTCCACGGAGAATAATTTGAAATGGAATTCTTAAAAGAAAAATTCATAGATAAGTCAAATTGAACATTATCTTCATTTGATGGATTACTACCATTAGGACCGAATCCAATATAATCACCTATTCCAGTTGTTATCTGTGATCTAGGAGAGTTGAGAAGCATTATTTTATTAAGAATACTAAATGTATTTCCAGTTGTAGATGTTATATCGAAAAAAATCCTGGGTTCTGATGCTAGTGTACTTTGATTACTTGATCTAAAGTATAAATCGCTAATGATAGCTTTGGTAGATAGTGCATAATCATTTAATTGTTCAGTTGTTACATCTATTCCTCCAAATGTGGCGGGTTTCCAAAACTGAAACAAAAGTTTATCTACCCCATTTATTTTTTGTATCTTACAAGTAATTAATCTTTGTCCAGGGTAAGGTTCAAAGGATGATATTTTAGAATCTTCATATATTGACATTAACCTTATTGTTTTATCATTAAGACTTGCCTGTTTAGTTCCAGTACTTATATTACCTGTTAAAACATCTTCATTAATATCGAATACGTTTCTAAACCCTTTGGGTTCTCCTGTATAATGTCTTATATTTCCGGGCCAATTATTGTATTTATTAACAACATCAGGATCAAGATTTTCATTCATTGTATATGTTGAAAACACATTAGATAGATTAACACAATATCTGTCCAACAATTCAGTATTTATAACTGGTTGACCATTATCTTTTTCAACAACTAAAGATGCTATACATTGAGGATGGTTGTTAAGACTACTATTTATAATAGATGTCATACCCCAACTTACCCCTGTATCTGCTCCTTCTCTACCTATCCAATAATCCCAATTTTTATTTGGTGTATTTACAACTGTTGATGTTATATTCCCAGACCAGGTTCCAAAATTGTTATTCACTCCTATTGTATTCATGGTTGTTTCTAAAGTAGAACAATAAGATGAAGACTTGCTTTGAAGTTCACCAACAGTAACCGTATTGGGAAATGTGGCGGATATTTGATAATGTTCTGTATTAGAACCGGAATTTACATAAAATTTTTTTACATCAATCTCTCCGAGGTCTTTTAATTTTTTATCGTTTAAAATATTAGCCACTTTAAGGTCTGTTTCTTCTCTAACAGATGGATTTGTATATTCATCTTTAAATTTATTTCTAACACCGTTATGGTAATAACTTTGCATTATATTAAATGATCTAGTCCTGTCTAGAGAACTTATAAAATGACTATTTACATCATAACAATTTGACGCAGTTCTTCCCTGTTCTTGTATAAAATATTCTCCTAAACTAACGCCTTTATCTCTCTGGTATATTACTTTTTCATCAACAGATGGATCTAAATAAACGTCTTTACAATCAAAATCTTGTATCAAGAACAGGTCTTTATCCTTCTTAAGAACATCCTGGATTTCTTCCCATGCTTGTGCCCTAGGAGCAGAGTCTGGAGTTACCCCCCAAACTCCTGGTAAACTTACAGCTTCTGTTGGAAGACCATAATTATCTACAGCATCCATTCCTCCGTCGCCGAATCTATACCCCGAACCTAAATCATTAACATCTGTAAATAAATGTTTCCAACCATTTGGGAAACCTATATGAGTAGATTTAGGGTAAGTATCCCCTTTTGAAACACCTCTTATATACCATCCTTTTTTTTCCTGTTTAGAAGAATCAGTTAAAGCATCTCTTGATGATGGTTTTTGTAATAAAGTTGTTATAGTTTTTGGACTTAAATCAAAATCAAGGGGGGTATCTGGTTTATTAAATTTAACTGTAAGACATAAATAAAGATCTCCTATACAATCTGTATGATCGTCTATAGAAAAAATTTGGACTCCTCCCCAAAAAGCGGATTTTGAATTTCCTGATATAGTTAATTCAGATAATGAATGACCATGTATTATCTGTTTAGTTTTGTCATTTTCGTTAAAAAAAACAGATTTTGAATTTGAGTCAATTGTATTTGTTACAGATAGTGATTGGGTACCCTCTCCATTATATGATTCTATAGAAGCATAATATCCCGCTATCTCTTTTTGTGACATATATAATTAACTTTATATTTTATTGTTTTAAATTAATACATTTTAATTGACGAACCACCATTATAATAATATATAATGGTTTCTCCTCTACATGTGATATTTACATAAGAATGTTCTGGAATAGAAATACCATCATCTGGTATCCCACCATTAACCGTGAAAAAAAGTCTTAAAACTATATCGTCAAATCTATCAAGCGGTAGAGAAGATCCTCCAAAAGCTCTAGATGCAAGTGGGAATACATAATAAAGTTTATCTAAATTTTCATACTCACATTTAAATTCGTTTGAATAAAGACCTAAAGAATTTCCTGCCATTAATAAACCGGAAGACGGTATTTTACCAGAATGTGTAATCCCGTTTAAAAAGAGCTCCGCCGATTTTATATATGGAATTTTATTTTTATCTTTTATTCCAGGAAAATCCAATGATATTATAAAATGTGAACTATATAATGAAAAAGTATCCAGTTTAATATCTATATACATTTCTCGGTGAATTATTTCAGGAAAGTTATAAAATTTTATATTTTGACTAGATTTGACTCTTTTATCTATTTTTTCATCATTAGATATATTTTTTAAAGATGTTTTTTCTTCATCACATAGAGATATATATTCTCCGTACAAAGCTGTAGATAATTTTATCTTAGGTTCCCATAATTTTGGAACATTTGTTATGTATTTTCCGATTTGATCAGAAGAATATAAAGTGTAAATAGGAGCTTCATATCCTTGATAAGCATATACGTTTGATGTATCAAAAATATCGTCTACATTTGCATATTCAACTCTTATTTTTATTTTTTGTGGCTTACTTAAAAAATTTAAATAACTTTCCTGACTATGATTTGAATAGTTATTTTTAAGTTGTTTTGAATTGCCGGATAAAATTGGAATGGGGATAATAGCTTGATATTTTTTACCCGGGATCCATTTTGAATCTCCGTGTGTTTCTCTGGTTCCGTCTGATCTGACAAGACCTGAACATTGAAGTTGTAAACTATTATATGAACTTTCTGATAACTCTGTTGCGTGTATAGATTGAATGTCTTCGGTTTTTAAAGTTTGCCAAACTTGAGTTCCATATTGGAATTCAACACTTTTTATTATATGGGATAATGGTTTATTAACTTTGGTTTTTAGATTAGATTTAGCCCAATATGGGTTATTATAATCTTTTAATTTAGGAGGGTTGACAGCCTGATCTGGAACGGTATCCCATTGTTTTTTCCAATTCATATAAACTACTTTATCTCGGGATGAATTGGGTAAATTAGCAAAATCAGTTATATCATGATTTAATTTTTTCTGAACTTCGTTTACTAATTTAAACCCATCGTTATAAGTCATCTTTTTCTTTAGTTTATCCCCTTTTGGTATTGTTTCTGTGGTGTTATACACCGTTTTAAGATTATATACATAAGATCTTCCAACGTTTCTATAACTTCTACGGGGTTTGGCAATAGTTGTTCCAATAGTTGACATAAAAGGTGCTCCAGATACAATAGTATTACCATCTGCACTCATAGAAACTGACCAACCTAAACCTTCACCAGATGACTCTTTATAACTTAAATGATAATATTCAGGAGGATAATTGATGTCTCTTTCATTATTTTCACTACCCCCGTTAACTAAGAAATAATTAGATATAAAATCTATCCCACCATATTGACTCCATTTGGTGTCCCATGACGTTGATAAATCTCCCTGATATCTTACGCTATTATAGATTACATCCATATTATCTGATGCATTAGGATTAAATTGTTCTCCCACTAAATGTATATTATGAAAATTCTGTGAGGATACATGACTGTGAGAATCACCTGGATTTTTTTCTCCGGATTCCCCGTTTATAGAATCAATTATCTCTGTTACAGTATCGTTTAATATCTCGTACACCTTTAATTTTCCTGACTTTGTTTTACTTCCCTTAGTTATATAGAAAATGTCGTTTGGGTTTCCATATGTTCTTGCTAATCCTTGCGCCTTTTCAACCTGTACCAATCTTCTTGCGGAAACTGAAGAACCCTCTTGAGGAACTCCACTTCTAGGAACTATAGAACTAGGCTGATTCTGAATAGAATAATCTCCAATGGGCGCATCTTCATATGAACTACAAAAAGGAATTTCAGATGCTATAGCGGCCTGTTGAGTTCCTAAAAGAAGACTTTGTGGTGGAAATTGAGGCAAGTCAGGTGTATAATTATTATCCTCATTTGGTAAACCCACTACTATTCTACTACCATTATTAGACATAGAAACCGAACAACCAACACCACATGGGATTTCATTATAGACCCCGTGTTCATCAATAAATTGAACCCATTCTCCAATATTAATATTTGTAGGTATTCCATTCTGCGCGGGATCTGCAAGCGTACTATTAAAATTCACGCGTTTATCTATCTGTGTTTGTATATTAGAAGATGTTACTCTAGTATAAATTCTTAATATTCCCTCCTTTACTGGTGTATCAGGGGTGCCATAAAGACGACTGAACCCTGTTGTTTGACTCTGTCCTGTACCAATGCCGCTAGTGTTCACAACATTATGCTCCCCTATTATAATTCTAGAACCGTCTCCTGATATAGTTACGGGTTTACTATTTATTATGTCACCACCTTGACCCGGTTCTAATTCTGCAGCAGATGGAACGGGTATATTATTGGGATTGTTTAACTCTAACTGCGTCGCGGAGAGCGACCCATACGGTAGCTGATTTATGTCAGTAGGATTTGTAAATCTTAGATTTAAAGTTTGTATGTTAACCCACATTCTAGCCGTAAAAGAAAATTCCCATACATGTACCAGATCTGTTGAAAAATTAGCAGTTACTAAAGTCTGTCCGTCACTAGTTAATGATATACAATCTGCTATACCAGTTGGTTGAACACCATATTCAATCCATTCACTATTTTCTGTATTCCATTGATAAACCAGGGCAGAATCTTTATAACGAGTAACTGCTAAAATGCTTCCGGTTGCAGATAATTCCACGTTATTACCAAAACCACTACCCCATACATCATCAGGTAAGGGATATATACCAGCTGAAACTCCGTGATTATTAAATGTATAGCTACTATTACCTGTATAAACATATCCCGGTTTAATATAATAATCTTCGGCTCTATTATTTATTGCCTCTGGTCCAGATATTTTATACTGTTTCAATTTCCAATTGGTACCATCGTAATCATAAGTTGATACAGCATTATTTGGCCCCCCTGCTTCTCCTATTACAATACGACTCCCGTCATGATTAACCGCTATATGATGTTTACATCCAGGGGCCCAAGGGGTTTTCTGAAGAATAATCGGGGGACCGATTGGAGAACCATGCGTCCCGCTGGAGTATTTTGGATGTATAGGATCGAAATATATATATTCCTGAATACCCGGTCTTTTTATAGATTTAGAACCCTGTCTAAATCTCAGATATTTATCTTTATCAGCCTCAAATACTGTATTTAATACCCAGTTATCTTCGATTTTTTTATATACTCTAATTTTCCCCCTTCTGTAAACAGTATTAGGAAATAATGCAGCTCCATTTTTTAGAGCATTATCCCAATCGTTACTATAAGTAGAATTTGGATTAAGTCCGACATCATCAACCTTCTTTTGAGGATTCCATGTTTCAGGCTCTAGACTTTCAGCTGTTGCATGGAGGTTATTTCTACTCAGAAAATTTTGATAGCCATCGCGATTTCCGTACATCCTACCCTGGCTTAAAACCATGGTATTACCATCTCCGCTAATAACACACGCATATCCATTGTGATCATCTTCTTGATGGCGTATATTTTGAGGCAGATCTTCGGGGTCTGCTATGGGGTGTATTTTATCTAATGTAATAGAATAACTATTATCTGGTAGAGGAAGAGATACTTCGCTATTGGGAATTAAATCTCCTATATATCCCCCAGTCTGACTATAAACTTCTTTGGCTCCAACTCCAGTTTTACTTAGAAGGTCTTTTTCTTTAATAATTACATTAGACACAATTAAGCTTCCATCTTCTATTAAATATAGATTATTATTAGAACCAACTCTATATTTAGGTTCAAATGGAGTAATTATATTCCTGACTATTCCTAATGAATAAACTTCACCGTCAATGAATATTTTTTCGCCCTTGCCGTGTGTATGATTGTATACACTATGCGGCCACCCGAGAGGAGATTTACCTCCTTGTGAACCGAAAAAAAATGCTACGGAATTTTCACCGTCCTGACTTCCGGGTAATCCCATATATTCATCCCCCTGATAACCAACGGTTGGGTCCTGATTTGGATACGGGGTTTTACTTAACGTAGTTGTTGTTGAATCATTATAATAGTCTACTAATTTTACAACATCGTCAAAAGTTAAATATGATATAAAAAAATCATCGGCTAAGATACCCGGCGATGAATATAAACTATACGTTCCATCTTTGTTTACATTAAAATGTTCCTTACCAGTTCTTATTAATTTTTTAGAATCGTTGTATGATAGATATTTAGGTATGTAACTTAAATCATGTGGTCTATAAGTTGTTTGATAACTAGACTGTACTAAAGAATCGTTTATAAAATTATCTTGTCCCGCGTAGTTAGGACTAGATCTTAATGTATCACCATAGAACCCTTTCATTATAAAACTCATTGGTCTAGGATCTCCTAAAGAGTACTCTTCTCTATCATTAAATAAATCTAATTTGTGTCTATTGGTTCTCATATCCGGATTAAAAAGATATTCTTTAATATTTATTCCGTAATAACCATCCTCTTTTAAAAAATCACTTAAACTTGGCCTGGAAGTCGGGGGAATAGGAAAGTTTTTAATTTGTAAAAATTCTCTTGGTTTAAAATCCCACTCTGGATATACTGGAAGATCATCAGGGTGCATGAATGGGTGAATATTATTTAATTTACTGGGATAATTGGGTGCCGAAGTATCTTCTTCCCATCCATTTGGATATCCTACCTGACTCCCCTCTGGTAAATTAGAACCTTTTGCTATTCCTCTAATTCTATACATTATAGGTTCCGTTAAATCCCAAAGGGTTATAGATTCTTTAGTAGATGGTCTTCTAAGTAATGTGGTTAAAGTTTCGGGGGGTCCATTATTTAATGGAGTATCTGGTATATCTAAATCAACTAAGACAGATAAATATATATTACCCAGAGCATCTATATCTTGAGATACTTCAAAAATTTGAGTTCCTCCCCAGGATTCGTCTTTTGTGGAAATTGAACTCGGTATTTGTTTAGTATTAACACCGTATATCAGTTGTTTAACATTATCATTATCATTCCAAAAAACTGACATAGAATAATCTACCTCGTTTATTTTATCTGTTACAGCTAATGATTGAGTACCTGTATTATCATAAGATGATATAGCATTATAGGCCCCTGTAGCCATTTTATAATATAATATAAAGAATATATTTAAATATGTATAAATCTTTATATTATTTTTATATGTTAAAACTACTCTAGGCAGCAAATGATATAGAACCACCGACTGTAGTCTGGACGGTAGTACCAATAGCTGTAGCTACAAGTTTTGGGTAATCCTGTGCTGTCCAGTTTTTATTATAAATAAAAGGCGTGATATGAAAGCTGTGCTGGTGACCCCCCTGCCAAGCTTCATTACCTAACGGAGTCCCATGATAAAGAGATGTTCTAATTCTTATATTTAACTTAATGCTATTACATTTAGAAAATGGAACACCAGCTGTGCTAAAAGCTTCATCTGCCAGTTTTATGGCGTATATTCCACACGCGTCTTTATTGTTTTTTAAACCAAATTCGTCTAAATTTTTTATATCAAGAGATGTCGCAGGAATAAACCCGGTTCTATTACCTCCTATAACTAATTCAACGGAATCTAGCCAATTATTAACATAACCAACTGGGGGTACTAAAGGAAGAAATTTATCTGATATATCATGACCTGCTGCTTCAACGTTTTCGAGTATACCGTTATTATAAGTACCCTCATAAATATTTGAATTATTAGTTTGAGTCAACCCATAAGCCGGGTTATAGACTACAGGTAGGCTCTCGGTGGGGTAACGGGTATGAGGAATCTTAGAATAGGGTCTCATCATAAAATCACCATCATTATTTTCTGGAACAAGGGGTCCAGCGGATTCTTTATCGTTAACTCCGCTCCACCAGCCATCAAAAAGTGGTTTTTTGGGCCATGGTCCATAATCAGCACCGGAGGCGGAGGATGCGAGCTTTCCCCCGTCATATCTAGTTCCTTTGGTGAAAGGCCATGGCTGAGAAAGTGGACTATTTGTAATAAAAGTACCGTCTTTATCAACGCCGGGCATACGTAATGAAAGTAAAATATGACTACAATTAACATCAAAATTACTGATATCAAAGCTTATCTGCTTATACTCACCGATACCCGAGGGGACAGGACTCAAATTGGCGTTGCTATAATCAGCGTTAGGAACTGTATAATCCATTACAGGGCTTACTATATCCTTAGGATCTGGATACTCAATAGACTCAGATGTTTTTAATACACGATTAACTATATTATTTCTAATGAAGTTTTTCTCAGTTTCTGTAATAGTGTGAGTTGTAACTGTTACAGACGTGGACCATTTCCAATTTTCAGGAATCATAGAAGCGTTACTTGTTAGTTTTTGAATTCCGAATAAAGGCCATTTACCACCGCAACCCTGGTGAAGACCCTCATGTTCGTGGTTAGTGGAGGGTACATTTATTGCTTCTAAGAAGGTTGTTTCAGGATCAAATTTGTTATAATAAACCTTCATGGATAGTGTATTAGTTGTAGATCCGGCCTGTAAAAACGCGGAATTCATCCTAGAAGATCTTCCAGTGAATGGAATAGAAATTGACCATTCAGCAATATTATCCCTAACCGCTTGTGTCCCATTACTGGTGGTGGCACCAAAACTGTCGGTGGTCATATTTGGTCTATTAAAATTCGTATATATATTAGGATAATCTAAAGTATCTATATTACTCCCGGAAAAATTACAGGTAATACCGTTTTCGGTTAAATTTCTTGCAAAAATAGCATCTGGTGTAAGAGTATCTACAATTAATCCGCCTAATTTTATTTCTATTTTATCTATTAAACTAAGTAATAACGTATTTGAAAAATATACAGCCGTACTATTGGCAAAAGACGTTTTATTATTTCCCGCGTCTCTCCCGTCTTTGATATCAAATCCTAATCTAAGAGTTAAATTTATATTGCTGATAGCGTCTATATCATCTGGTAAATTAAAGATGTCATGGTTACTAGTTTGAGATGGAAGCCCGCTTGGGAAACCCTTAAGACTCCCTGTAATAACACTCTGACCAGTTCCATTTATATATTTTGTAGTACACTTTGTTAAAAAATCCGATTCTATTAGAGTGTCTTCTTTATATTTATTAGCCCTACATACAGATTGTGAACCAGTTGAATTAAACGTCGTCATGGCTACATTTTCTATACCCATATCTTTTATTATTATACACGATTATTTTTTTTTAAATAAAAACGTTTAAATTGTATTATTTTAATAATAATGTATATTAATACCAATGTCAGATTTTGAATGTAATATTGAAGATTTAATAGATTCAGATAGAAATAAAGGGGATAGTAAAATTAATTTAGAACCTATTAAACAAGAAACTACAGTAAAATTAGATGATCAAAGACCTCAACGACAAAACAATATACCTATCCCGAAAAAAAAAATTTCTAATGATATAAAAAAACCTGAAAAAGAAAATGTAAAAGATTCGGTGATAGAGGTGATTTTAAATGACCTCAAAGATAAAAAAAATCATAAAATAATTGCTACAATTATCTTTTTATATCTTTTATTGAATTCCCAACCGATTTATAAATTGATTTATGATATGTTCCCCTATTTAATGGATTCTGTTACAAAGATTAATATAAAGGGACAGATTTTAATAGCTATTATAATTTCCATTGCAGTTATAATTTTAAAATCTAGCTTATTTCAGTAATCATTTCTTTTTAGACTTAGGTGGTCCTAATGATTGAGTTTTATTAGTTATTCTGTTTTCCATATTAAATAGTATATTCTCTAATGTAAATTTTTCAAAAACGGGAAGTTCTTCTGATTTTATTTTTGGTTTTTTCCAGCCAAGAGCACTTTCAAGTCCTGGTGTAATAGGTATAGGAGCGCTTTGATAATCTCTACAACAACCAAACTCTCCCTCACTCTCAGATAGACACTTTTGACAAAATCCCGATGGAGTTAACTTAAAGTAAATGTTATTATGAGAGTGAAAATCTCCTTTATTTTGACAATATTTAGATTTTGTTGCTATGATATAAACAGGATTTTCTTTAGATTTTTGTATGATACGAATATCTTCAGATTTATACAGTGGCATAAAATTCTTAAAAAATTTAATTATAGCCTGATATTCACATGAATCTTTATCAAGCCTTACGAATCCCTTTTTTGTTGAAGTATCACCAGCGTCTTCTGTTTCTTCATAAATTTGCAGATTAACAGTTTTTGTAATTTCATTAATATCAGTTCTTATACTCGTTTGTTTAATAGCCAATAAATTATTACTAATGTATTCTTTTGTTAGTTCGGAATCTACATTTTTACCATTATAGACTGATTTAATAATATACACCCTGTTTTCATAATGTTTAACACCATCTGATATAGAACACTTGTCTGATCCAATTAATCTAAGACCATTGGCGTCATAAACACATTTGTCTATAATTTTATCCCAATTATCATAACAGCTTTCAATTTTACCAAATTCTGTTGTAAGACGAACTATGATATTTTTACGAATAGACTTAGCAATATCTTTATCAACAAAGATATCTGGCCAGTGAAGATGATATCCTTGTTTAAAGTATTTTACGCCTGATTTAATATTTTCTTTGCATTTGTCGGCTGTAGTAATTATACAAATGTAAGTCTTTTGATAAATGTGTTGAATAAGATCTTGTATTATCTTTATGTAATTGGATATATCTATGATTTCAGTTGAATTAAAATCAAAATCAATAAAAAACTTAAATACATTTGTTTTTCTTTCTACTATACAATTTTTACAATTTATGTATTTTGAATACATTTCTTGAAAAATTTCATAGTCTTTAGATATATCTAATTTACCCCCATCGAGTAAAAAATGTGTTACATTTTGTTTATTAGAATCTGTTACAATTTTACCGGTAGAATAAAACCATGTTGTCAGTGGATTATCCATTAGATATATAAATATATCCTAAGACTTTAAATAAATTTCCTATCCTTTAAATTTAATTGTTACATTTAAATTGTTTGTATATACACCCTTTACAGCACTTGGGGATAAAACAGTGCGTTTGTCTTTTCTTTTATTTAATAGAGTTGTATTCATGTCAGAATCTATTAGTGAGATATTGCTTATAGCATAATCATAAATTTTATTCTCCAATACCCACCTAAAAAAATTTAATTGTCCAACTGTTGTTATTATTTCTTTATCATGTGTTTCATATCCGGTTGTATATTCTTTCCATTTTAATGTATTTATATCTATAATTATTCTTCTTTGTCTACAAAAAGGGTCAAAATATTTTTTAGAATAGGCTTTTAATTGATTTTTATAGTCTAGGTATATATTAAAATAAATTATATCACCAGTTGATTTATATAAAGGATATATAATATTGTATTTCTTTGAATAATTTGTCACAAGCCAATCCAATAATCTCAAACTTAATGGAGTGTTTTGATAAACTATATCTTTAAGGATATACATTTTGTTTTTGTAAAAAGATAACAAAAAGTTTACAAGTGTTTCTTCTCTAGTGGAAAAAGTCATTTAAATATAATTAAAATAACCTTTAAATAAATTTAAAGACTGCGATTTATTATATAGAATGTTATTAATATAGATGTTATCCGAAATAGTAAATGAAGAATATAAAAAACAAATCATATTTTTACTTAATAATAATTGGACAGGAAGAACTGATTATTATTTTCCAGCTCAAACATCGATTAACTTAGAAAAAAGTCATTTTACAAAACTCAAAGACTATAATTACATATATGCAAAGAAAAATACCACCGAAACAAAAAGAGGAATACTATTTACATTTATAGATTCTCGGGCAGAAGATGTATCTATAGTAATCCTTAAAGACTTTACTATGTATAATGTATATATAAATTGTTATGATGAATATTTCTACGGTAGTATATTTGATATTTCTTTTACAGAAGAAAATATTACAATATGTGATGTATTTATGTCAGGGGGTAACAAAGTAAATACATATTCTTATTTAGATAGAATGTCTGAAGCGGAATATTTTGTAAATAATACAGTAGAATCAGAACCTAAATTAAATACAATGAAATATTTCCATAGTATTTCAGAGATTTCAGATCAAAATTTTGAAATTGAAGAACTTTTTATGATACCAAATAATTTACCCATTACAACGGGTATAAATTATTCATGTTTTAAATGGAAACCCGCAGATAAACTCACATTTAATTTGTTATTCGAAGACGATGAATTTGGCGATGTAGATGTATATACAACTAATTTTAAAAAGTTGAAGCATTTTGCTAAAATTAGAAATAATACACCGGAAGGTATGGAATACATCAAAACAATTAGAAGCCTTGAAAATTACAAGAGTGGGTGTATAATTGAAGTTAACGTAGATACATGTAACGATAAAATAAACATAATAAAGGTAGACGATGATAAAACAATACCTACAACAATAAGGGCAATAGAAAAAATACTTTATATTAAAAAAGAAAATATTACCCTTGAAGACATCATTAATCTAAAAAAATAAAACATTCCAAATTTTAACTAAATCATTTAAATTCATAATAAGAATTAATATGATTTAATTACATGCTAATTTACACATTATAAACTAATTTACACAACATTTACACGTTTACCAGAGACCGAAACGCGAGCGAGTGCGGCGACGGTAAGCGGCACGAGCCTTGATGGCAGCCTTGGTCATCTTTAGCTTCTTCTTGCGACCACGACGGGCAGACTTGCGATTGCGACGGCGGTAGGCACGACGCGCACGAATGGCAGCCTTGGTCATCTTTAGACGTCTCTTGGTACGTCTGCGGCGGAGACCCTTTGTGCTTCTGCGGGTGCGGCGCTTCTTAATGTAGACCTTGCGGCCCTTGGAGCGGTAGAATAGAGCGCCGGTCTTACCCTTGTAAAGCTTACGCTTGCGGCCAGCAACTATAATCGAAGTCTTAGCCTTGGAAATTCTGCGGGTACGACGGCGGCGGAGAGGCGAGCGCGCCCGCTTGCGCTTGGGAGAACGACGCGAGCGACGGCGGCGCTTAGCGCCAAAATATAGATCGAGGAGATCGTCAGACATATTTATTTTAATATATACAAAAGAAATTAAATTAAAATTAATTCAAAAATAAAATGAATTAAATTAAAATTTTTATAAATTTGGAAATTACATTGTCTCTGAATTTGTGTCTATTCATAAATTCCATTAAAACGTCCTTGTTTGTTTTTTTGATAGTAAATGGTTCGGGTAATTCATAGTCAAATATTGTGAATATATCTCTACACGTTTTGTAATCAAAAGTATCTGTTAATTTTACCCCACTAGATAAAATATTTTCTATGCACCCATGTTTTATAATTAAATTGTATGCAGTTACTGGACCTATTTGGGGTATAGATTCTGTATAATCGCAACCCGATAGAATACAATAATCTACAAAATTATCTAATGTCATATGTATGTCTATTAGAAGTTTTCCTAAATCAATCTCTGTTATTTGCTTACTAATACTTGTTTTTAGAACATTGGAACAACCAAATGTAAGAGCATCAGAATCGTCGGTGACGGTGTAATCTACTAATTTGTTTTTTTGAAGAAAAGCACAAAATTTTTCAGCATCATTAGGTGCTGTACAATAAGGAATACCAGATTTTTCTAAAAATTCTTTACACTGGTCTACGTGATACTTCTTTACAATTATAATCTGTGATTGTAGTTTTTGAATTTCATTATTTATTCTATTCTCTTCTTCCTCGTCCTCGGGAATTTTTTCCTTAAGTTCGTCTAAACGAAGATATATCTTCTGTTTAGCAGCCTGTCTCTTTTCTAGAGTAATATTTTTTGCTTCCGGGGGAACCCCATCAAATATAAAAACAGGTAGAATTCCGTTCATTACATAAAATTTTACCCTATTTGCTATACCAACTAAATGCGAATTTTCAGCCTTACAGGCATATTTAAACTTGTAAAGTAGTATACTACAATCTATCGCAACTGTTTTGCCATAGTATTTTTTAATGTCATTATATGTTATACAATCTGGTGAATATTTTTTAATAAGGGTATTTAATCCTCTAATTCCCATTTACATTTTGTATATTTTATTCTTTTAAACTATTAAACGAAATTAAATTCATTTTGAATAAATTTAATCAACTATCAGACATTCAGTAAGATTAACGGGTGAAACATCTGAATTGTCTTCAGTGCTAAGATCTAGAACTCTCTTAGGAAGTTTAAATTCGGGATGACATTTAATTCCCACTTCGCGATAATGAACTACATCCTTCCAAAACTTGTCCAGAATAGGCAAATTCTTGTTAAGCCACTTATGATTAATGTAAGTTCTTACAATACTCATAGTTTTCGGGGGAAAATATTCAATAAAATCAGAAACTTCTAGTCCGCAAATGAACATATTCAACTGAACTTGAGGATAATAATAAGCTGGAATCTTACCTGGGATAATCTTTCGCTTATAAGGACACTTAACTTCCAATAGAATAGGCTTTGCATTAGGATCTGTTACACTAATAGAAATACCGTCTGGCGAACCAGCAAGCCATGGATATTCATCGGATTTATGGACATCCTCATGTGCAATAAGACCAAATTCGTAACTCTTTTGACCAGTTAGCTTACAATACTTTTCGATAGCCTCGTCTTCATACTTTTGACCATGACGAGTAGCAATATTACCAACAAATGGCTTTGGATCATAACCGCATTTCTTAAAAAGTACTTCTTTTGGTTTTTGATAAGGATTCAATCCTAGAACTGTTCCTGCGTCACTTGATGTCAATTTGTTTTCTCTTTGTTTGAACCACGCATCAGAACGCTGTTCATGCATGGGAATTGATTTTAATTCATTGATTTTGTCCATAAAACTAGTAATTAAATGTGTATGTATTTAATTTTTAAATCATTTAAGAAAATAATATATACACTTTTAAATGGAGAATGTTATACATTGCGAAGATTGTATATCTGGTATGAAAAAAATAAATAACGATAGTGTTGATATTATTATTTGTGACCCCCCTTATAATATTGGTAAAGATTTTGGAAATGATACTGACAAACAAGATATGGATAAATATTTAGTTTGGTGTGATGAATGGATAAAAGAATGTATACGTATAATAAAACCCAACGGAACTTTATACATATATGGGTTTAGTGAAATATTAGCATATATTAGAGTTAGAATTAATATTAATGTTAGATGGATTATATGGCATTACACAAACAAAGTAACTCCATCTCTTAAACACTGGCAGAGAACGCATGAAAGTATTCTATGTTGCAGTAAAAAGAAACCTCATTTTAATAGGGATGATGTTAGGGAACCTTATACCCAACAGTTTTTAAAAAATGCAGCGGGTAAAGTAAGAAAAGCTACAACCGGTAGATTTAGTGATGGAGAAACTGAAACTAAATACACTGCACACGCCAATGGTGCCCTCCCTAGGGATGTAATAAAAATTCCAGCTCTATCAGGCGGAGCCGGTAAAAAAGAAAGAGTAAATCATCCGACGCAAAAACCTCTTGAATTATGTAAAAAATTAATAAAAGCGTGTAAAAACGGGGATGATACTCTAGTTGTAATTCCATTTGCAGGCTCTGGAAGTGAATGTGTTGCAGCTAAAGAGGAAAATGTAAAATTTATTGGATTTGAGATTAATCAAGATTATGTTGATTTATGTAATAAACGTTTAAAAGCTCTGAAGAAAACTATCTAAATCATCAACGGTTTTAATTTCTTTGCAATATTCAATTACATTTTGTTTGTCGCACCACCAACCTTCTGTACCCTGTTTGGTCAATATATTTTTCTGACGCAATTCCCCAAACAAAACACTCTTTTCAATACCCCAAATTTTAAGAGATCCGTCAAAATGTAAAAGTACAAATAGAACACAATCATAATCGTGATCTTGTTCAATGTGCTGCCAAACACAATTATAACTCTGAGACCAATACCTTGAAGATTTAATTTCAATCTTTTTATTTTTTTTAATACCATCATGTTCTGAATTTTCACGATTTCCTATAAGTTTAATAGCCAATACAATTTTTTCAATTACGGAACCATAACGTTTATTTTCCTCAGTTACTATTTTTAAAGTTTTTTCATCAGAACCGTGTTCTTTATACCATTCAACCATAGCCGGAGTATAATCTTTAATAACACGTTCATATATTTCCCAATAGTTATCTATACTAAGACTGTGTGAATAAGATGGTAAACTATTTTCATTTATTTTTTTTCTCTCCCTGAGTTCTTTTCGTTTTTCTCTTCTTTGTGCTATACTTTCAGGATCTTGTTTTAATTTCTTTCTTTTTTTACCATCCTCCATAGCTTTAGATGCACATTCTATAAGGTGTTGTCTATCCATTTTCCAAAGCTCCGATTTGTATCTTTCATTCATCTATATTCTTAAACCAGTTATTTTTTTGTAAAATTTTCGTTTTAAAATAAGAATCCAAACAAGACCGCATCATTGATAAGCACATGCAAAAGAGGCGCGTATGCGGTGGTTAGTTTAAACATCGCCGCCTTGCTTCCCTGCTTGGTCACATGTTTTGTAACAATACCCGCTATGACCGCTAGTGGTATAACACAAACGAGGAGCAATGCCGCAACAGCCAATTTGGGTATCTTGCCGTCCACAGCTAATTTAGTCATTGGCAGAAACAACAACTGCGCAACGTAGTAGAAAACAATACATGCGATTAATATAGATTCTTCATTATCTGTCAAATTGTTTGAGTTTGCCATGCTAATAATTAACAGAAGGTTCATAACATACGCTACGCTAGCGGCAAAAAGGAGCCAGGATCTGAAACTCTTTGGTGTATTCCCCCATAAGGATTTAAAATTGACATTCTTTTGTTTGAAGAATAAATAATAACTAACCCAAAGAGCGATTTGAGTGGCAACCAAATAACCCACAAGTTTTTGCTTCATTTACTATAAGCCCACAAAAAAATGTACTGAATTTAAAAATTGTAAATATAATATAATAGTTATTAATTCTTTAGAATGATCCGTTTTTCTATAGCTAGAAAAGGCATTCTCAAACCAATTAATATAAGAAATATCTGCGCTCGAACATTTCTTCGAGATCTTGGTTATACAGATAATATTGTGGAAGGTATTCTCAAAGAACTAACTACAAACTGGGGCGTCTGTGTAGGAAATGAACTTCAAATGGTAAAGGCTCTTGCTGGGGCTTGGGAGGTAGGTTCTGATGCGGGTCTTGGAGCTTTAGCTAAGGCAGTTGAAAGAGATCTAGCTCGTACAGAAGGTAAACGAATTGTGAATTTTATAGTTAAGACCTCTAAAGAGGTTATTAAATGTAAGGGGTTTGAAGATATGTCTTTAAAAGATGTCATCGACCACGGTAAGGATAGAGGATCTCAAACACTTTCTCAACTTCTTGAATGTGCATGTAGTGGAGTGATGGCGTGCTCTACTTGTCATGTATATGTAGAGCCTAGCTGGTTTGAAAAGGTGGGTAAACCTTGTGAGGCTGAGCAGGACATGTTAGACTTGGCGTATAAACCCTTATCTAACTCACGCCTGGGATGTCAGCTTAAGCTTCGTAACGATATTGATGGTATTATTATTTATATACCAAGCGGTGCAAATAATCTTATGGATCATATCCCATTCGAATAACATTAATTGTAAATGTGTATAGTTTTTAATATAAAAAGATAAAATATACACATTTAAATAAATGAAAAAGGCAATTATTTTTTCTCTATTGTATCTATTTTCAGCAGAGTCTTATGTATTGAAGCCTCCTACACACAAAGAAGTAATTAAACGTGTTTATCCCGTTGCTGGAGCTCTTTTTGCAGCGTCTTTTATTCCTTACTTTCTTGAAGATGACATTAAACCCGAGATTTATAAAGATGGACTAACTGCAGAACAAATTATGATGAAACATAAATATCATAAATTGAATAAGCATCTAGATGGAGACATTAGTAAAGCACTAAATGTATTTCCAGATTTTGAACTTGTTCTAGACTAAGTAAAAGGAACATTATCTAAGTCTTCTATATTTATAGATATGTCTGCAAAATTAATACTGTTTATAGATTTTCGAATAATATTTTCAACAGGTCTTAGTATTAAATACATTAAAAAATTTTCCATCTTGAACACATTTGCACTTATACTGTAACCATTATTAAAAAGACAAGTTGTTCCGTATTTACTTATAATACATTCGTTTAATAACATTCCGTTAATAATATAATTAACCATTTAAATTATTAAATTAATTTAAATAAATATTAGATTAATTTAATAAAAATGTACCGTATTATCCCTCTTAGAATTTTACGCAGAACAAGGGGTGTAAAATTCGACGAAATGGTTCCATCTGATATTCCTAGGATTAGTGGTATTGATCGAGTTATTCACGGTCCAAATTCTATTTCTCCAGGTCCCATAGAAGATTGTACACCACCAGTTAAAAGACCCTGGTATATGCACCCAGGGCAAGATGATAATCTTCTTGTTCTTCAAGGAACTAGATACATTGATATCTTTGATCCAAAAACTTTAACAAAAGCTTCTTTTATTGTTACACCGGACAAGGTTTATAAAAATGACAAGCTGTATTTTGATGGTCCTGCAATGGTAGTATGGCCAGCCGGTATTTTTCATAGGATTATTAGCGGGGTTGAAGGTAGTATATCTGTTAATTTTTCAACAAGAACTGATTTGTTCGATCTTAAAGACAATTTTAATGTATATAATCTCTGTACAAACACGGGAAAGTATACATTAGTTAAAGATGGGTATGAAGATCAGCCAGACCTTCATTATAAATATCCTAACGATGAAATCAAGACTCTATTCAAAGACATCGTTCCGTAAATTCATTATATTTAGTTTAATTATAAAAAGTTTTGTTGGGAAAATAAATTGTCTTAAGATAATCAGGAATCTCTATTAATTCTATAGGCTCTTTTAGAGCCCTTTTAACTACTTTACCGTCTTTGTATCTTTGTGTTTTTTTGGGGTCGGTCTCAAGGTAATAATCTTTTATTTCAGATGAAAGTATTTCCATGCGACTTTTCCATAATCCTGGATGATTTTTACTATACATTACAGCGAGATCTCCACTTGGTAGAGGTGGAACAAGTTGTCTTCGTAGAATTTGTGTTATGTTAAATTGTGGATTGGTTTTACTGTTAAAAAGAGGTTCGGATTCATTAGTGTGTCTCCAGCCCAGATAAAGCCTTACTGAATTCTTAGTGAATTTCTGTTTATTAATTTCGTGTATAATGTTCTGGTTAAAGATAATAACCTGTTTTGGTTTAATTTCTATTTTTACTTTGTTTGGATAATCACCCGATATTTTTTCAAAACCACCGCGTCCCGCACACGTGTGTGTACCAGGGACACAGGAGAAATATTGACTACCACTGTCGTCTAAATTTATCCACCCCCCGTAAATGTGATCTGAATCTTTTTGAAGACTACAAGTGTCTCTGTGAAAAGACTCACCACTAATACTTGTGCCTTCTCTACGGATTGCAACACGGTCAAATAGACACTCTAGATAACGTTTATTGTCCATGTATCCAAAAACTCTAGAAAGTTTCTTAAAGAGAATGTATCTTAATTGATACATAACTAGATTATGAAAGCTAGATGGATTACCCAATGCTCCAAATGCTCCTAATACAAATCCGTGTTGTGGATAAACTGTTTTGAAATCTCTCATTTGAAATTTCTGTATTTCTAAATACCAGTTTGTTTTCCTTAAAAATTCTGTTTCTTTTTTAATCAAATTGAGGTCTATAACTACTATCCCGTAATTTTTTAATTCGCTCGCACATCTTCTGAGATAATCGTTTTCAGCCTTAAAGTATCGTGTTATACACTTTATCAGTTCTTGTCTTTTTTCCTCTTCAGTTGGCATGACTGTTATTTAATTTATACACATTTTTTTTAATATGTATTTTTTTTTAGTAATCTAATAAATACATGTGTTCAATTACCCTTGTTTATTGGACTAAGATATTATAGTATAGTTAATTTCTCCGATGGGGATAATTTACTTTAATTTCTTAACGGCTACGCTAGGGGCGCTTTTCTTTTTCATCTTTTTAGCATCAAATTCTGGTACTTCTTTTGCTTTTTTAGCGTCATAATTCTTTTTACAATAGCTCCACAGGTCTTTCGAACCTATTTTAAATTTACGATTGGGGGTAGCTCTATACCAAAAGACACAGTCTGTTATATTATTACTTCGGGATGTATTATCTAAAACTAAACAGTCATAACCTTCTGTGCAACTATTAAGAACATCCTGAAATACAGAAAAGTGTGGAAATATCCCAAAGAAATTATTATACAATTTTTGTTGATTTTGTATAATATTTTCACGAAGGATGAAAATGTAATCTATATTAGCTCTAAGATCCGGGGGTAAATCCATGCAATATTGCATTGTCAATAAAAATGTAATTCTCCAATGACGTCCATTCATAAATATACCTCGTATATTTGGATCTCTTATCATACGTTTATCGTACATGCAATCATCCAGTAGAACAAATACGTCTTTATCAGAGTCTTTCTTTTTGCCATCAATTACTTTTTTTTGACGGGTTACAATTTGTTGTACAATCTCTGGTTTATATTCAGAATGTATAAGTATTTCGGGTATAAAATTAGAATAAAATGCATTTCCATCTTCGGTTGCAGATATTGCAACACCTGCGTTAATTTTTCTTAGACGATATAATATGTCAGCGACTAAAGTACTTTTACCGGTTCCTCTTTTTCCTATAAAAACACAAGTAGCTGGACCAGAACCTGTAAGTCTCTTTTCTTCTATTTTACGTGGATTAAATTTTGATAGACTTATCGACATAATAATTTAACTAAATATTATTAATTGTAATAATCAGACGTATCTAGAATATCAGCTTCTAAGGTCACATAAGAAACAATTAAACTAATCAAAAAACCTAGAAGTATACCTCCTAAGAAAATTAAAGTCTCATTATTTTTCTTATCGGGAGTATCCTGTTCGATGTATTTATTTATACCTAAACACATACATACAGTTAGTATAATTATCACGACAGCTTGTATGTCGAATTTATAAAAGTCGAATTTAGAAAGAAACATTCTTTATTATGTATTACGAGTTATGTATATTTTTTAAATTTAAATATAACTTAAAAATAAATAATATAGTATGTCAACTCTTATGACGCAATTTATTGATAGCTTAGATTCTTATAATAATATAAATGATATTGATTTTGGAGAAACTATTGTATTTATTAAATTTGGTACAGATTGGTGTCTCCCTTGTAAACAAATAGAACAGATACTATTAGATATACCAAATTCTATAACATACACGGTAGATGTTGAAAATGATGAATTTGAAGAATTTCTATCTAAAAACAGAATTTATAATATACCTACGACTATCATAAAGTATAAATTAGAAAAATCTCAGTTTGTAGGACTTAGAACATATGAAGAGATTAGTAATATGATACACAATCTAAAAACTAGGTACACTTCACCTCCTAAAATTATTTGATAAATTTTACAGAAAAATAACTGGTTTAAAAATAAAATACAATTTATAATCAGTTACTTTACATATAAGCAAAGGTATGGCTGAAAATTATAAAAAATATACTCAAATAGAGCATGTTTTAGAAAGACCTGGGATGTACGTAGGAGACATTTCAGATGTAACATCTGAATGCTGGATTATAAATCAGGAAACTAACACTGCATGCATTAAGAAATGCCGATGGAATCCAGGCATTTTTAAGATTTTTGATGAAATCTTAACAAATGCTTCGGATGAACGTCAGAGAAACAAAGACATGTCATGTATAAAAGTTTGGATCTCTGATGATAATGTAATAACTATCTATAACGATTCTGGAATACCAATTGATATTCACCCCGAGTATGGTATTTATATACCTGAACTTATTTTTGCAAATCTTCTAACCACTAGCAACCACGATGACTCCAAGAAAAGGACAACAGGAGGTCTTAATGGACTTGGTGCTAAACTTGCTGCTATCTTTTCTGATACATTTACAGTTGAGACAGCATCTGCGGGTAAAAAATACACTCAGACCTTTGAAAAAAATTTAAGCAAAATATGTAAGCCAAAACTAGGGAAATCTTCTAAAGAGTATACCAAAATTACATTCAAACCAGATTTTAAAAGATTTGGTGTTGACAGTTTAAACGAAGACACTAAAAGTATTCTAATTAGGCGCGTATTTGATATGTGCGCTATCACACCGAAGGGTGTGGATGTATATTACAACGATAAAAAACTAAATGTAAAAGATTTTTCCGATTACATTTCTATGTATATCGGTCCTAAAAAGAACTGTCCGAGAGTTATTCAAGAAAATCCTAGATGGCAAGTAGCTATCGCACCATCTGAGAACGGATTTCAGTCTATCTCATTTGTAAATGGAGTGAATACATCAGACGGAGGTAGTCATGTGGAGCATGTCATTGGCCCTATTGTAAAAAAAATCACAGAGATTATCCAAGAAAAACACAAGAGTCTTACTATTAAACCTAATTACATCAAAGACAACATCTTCGTTTTCATAAACTGTATAATTGAGAATCCTTCTTTTTCCTCTCAGACTAAAGAAAAGCACATCACAAAGGTATCTGGATTTGGGAGTAAATTCTCAGCCTCTGATGAATTTGTCAAGAGTGTGTCAAAGCTTGGCATCATAGAAAATGTACTAGCTTTGGCAGATGCAAAAGAAAAGAAATCTCTACAAAAAACAGACGGTAAGAAAACATCGAGAGTTATTATCCCTAAGCTTGATGATGCAAACAGGGCAGGTACAAAAGATTCATCTAAGTGTACTATCATATTTACAGAGGGTGATTCAGCAAAAGCTACGGCTATCTCAGGGCTTTCTGTGGTAGGAAGAGACACTTATGGTGTTTTTCCCCTTAGAGGAAAGCTTCTAAACACTCGAACCGCTACTTACGCTCAATTATCTAAAAACGAAGAAATTAATCACATTAAGCAAATACTTGGACTACAGAACGGTAAAACTTATAAGAGTGTATCTGAACTAAGGTATGGAAAAATTCTTATTATGACAGATGCAGATACAGACGGTTTTCACATTAAAAGTCTTCTTGTAAACTTCATTGGAAATTCCTGGCCTGAGCTTTTAAAAATAGATTTCATCTCTTCACTTGTTACGCCTGTTATCAAAGTATCAAAAAAAGACATGGTAATGCCTTTCTACAATCTAAGCGATTACAATAAATGGAAAGAACATAACAATATCAATGGATACAAGATAAAATACTATAAGGGTCTTGGTACAAGCACATCAACTGAAGCCAAGGAATATTTTAAAAATATGATGACTTTAGACTACAAAGTAGAATCTAATATAGATGAAAAATACCTACATATGGCTTTTACAAAAACAGAGGCAGATGCAAGAAAAAAATGGATCCTAGACAATATTACATCACCTAAAACATTAGACTATACCAAGAGTAATGTAAGGGTAAAGGATCTAATAAATAAAGAACTTGTGCTTTTTTCAATAGCAGATAACGTAAGATCTATCCCAAATCTTGTAGATGGTTTGAAACCGTCACAGAGAAAGATAATCTATGCATGTATTAAAAGAAATTTGTATTCTGAAATTAAAGTATCGCAGCTTGCTGGCTACGTTTCAGAAGTCTCGAGTTATCATCATGGAGAAGCAAGTCTTCAAGATACTATAATCGGTCTTTCACAAACATATGTAGGTTCTAACAACATGAATCTTCTAGAACCAATTGGTCAATTCGGTACTAGACTTCTAGGTGGGAAAGATTCCTCAAGCCCTAGGTACATATTTACACATCTTTCAAAGAATTTTAAGAATCTTTTCAATTCTAACGATTTTAGTTCATCTATTCTAAATTATCTAGATGACGACGGGTTTTCAATTGAACCATCCTTTTATGTACCCGTGCTCCCTCTTATTCTCATCAATGGAGCATGCGGAATTGGGACTGGATTTTCAACTGATATACCCTGTTTTAACCCAGATGATCTAAAAGATAGACTTCTTAAACTAGTAGATGACCCCGATGCAGACATTGAAGAACTGACTCCGTGGTATAAAGGATTTAATGGTACCATTAGAAAAATAGAGAAAAATAAATGGGTTACATCTGGTCTATATGAAATAGTGAAAAATACAGTAACTATTACAGAACTTCCCATCGGAACATGGACCGAAGATTACAAATCACACCTGGATAAACTAGAAACAGAAAATGAAATCTATAGCTACGTAAATAATTCAACTGAAACTAAAGTACATTTTGAAATCAAGATTCCTATAGAAAACATTATTAACTGGAGAGATAATAAAGAATTTGATAAAAAACTAAAACTGACCAGTATGCTATCTTCTAAAAATATCCATGTTTTTAATGAAAAAAATGAAATAATCAAAATGGATTCGGTAGAAGAGATTGTCTATAGATTTTGGACAATCAGGTGTGAATATTACACCAAAAGACAGAAAGACATTTCAGATAAGCTGTCCAAAGACCTCAACCTCATAAATGCAAAGATAAATTTTGTGAATGACGTAATAGACGAAAATATAAAAGTATTTAGGCAGAAGATTAGTTTTATAAATGAACAACTTGAAAAACATTCTTATATGAAAGTAAATAATTCATATACATACCTAACCGACATGAAGATTCACTCCTTTAGTGAAGACACCATTGATTCTCTCAGATGTACTCAAAGCAAAATACAAACAGAATACAATCTCAATAAAAATTATAAAATGTCGGATTTTTGGAAAAACGATCTCAATAAGATTTAAAATAATTAATTATTTTTAAAATAAAATATATCGCTAATAATAAAAATATAATGTCTGGTGTTAGCCCAAATTCTATCTTCGGTTTATTAAAATCAAATCTATACACAATCGTTGCTCCCCTTGTTATTGCTGCCTTTATATGGATGACTGTAGGGGTATTAGATAATGAGTGTAAAAAGAGCAGCAAGTCCGATAGCATTAAATTGGTAAAACAGGGTCATATTGTAGTTGGTATTTTAGCTACCATATATGCTGCTTTTAATATTGTAAAGTTGCACCCAGCCGGTAGAAAGCTAGTTGGTAGAATTGTGTAAATAAAAATAAAAAAGAGTTAACTTAGGTTATAATTAAATTAAATTAAATAACTTACATCGTATAATGTATTTAATTTAATTAAATTCACACAATGTATTTACATTTTTTTTCTCACATATCCACCATCTTCACATTCTACCCATTCACTTAGAATGTCTAACTCAGGCATTAATTTGTGAGTAAGAAAAAATGATTCCACGTCTTTAGAATCCTCTGTAAATAATAAGGGTCTTTGTTTAACGGGTTTCCATAATTTAGTAGCTAATTCATAAGCAGTCTTCCATTTCACAGACCCGTTTGTTAATATACACACAGAATGACAAAAATTGTTTAAAATGTCATTAATTTCGGTTATAACTTTAATTAATTTAATATATGCATCAAGTGGTAACTCATTATCTTTATTTCCGTTTACATCCAGATTAATTAACTGATGATATTTTAATTTATTTTTCATTATGTAACCCCATGTATTTTTAAAATAATTTAAAAATTCTTCAAAGTCCTCTTCGTTGTATTTTTTATCTTCCTTCAAAGTCACTGAATATATACATTTAGACTTATTCATAGTTATAATATAGCTATCAGTTTCTTTTATAGTAACGATATCTTCCATTCTTTTATTAGTGTATAATATAATTAAATTTAACTATTTTGCCGCAAAATATTACGTTTTTATAGTTATATTAAAGATATTATGTATAATATATATTATAATTGTCTTGTTGTAAGATGAATGATGATATGTTGTTATTAGCCTGGGAAGATTTAGATAAAATCATTAGTGAAAAAGAGCAAGTAAAAATTGATTATAATATGTGCTGTCTTCATGCAAAAGTAATATATAACCCTTCTGATCAGGCTATGGTATGTTTAGAATGTGCTCAAGTAATAGAAACTGAACAAGAAAGTTGTGAATGGAACAATCATAAGAAAGACGATGGTTCTTTTCAGAATTCAAATCAACGAGGCGATGCTAATATTTCTGATAATCCGTATGATAAAATAGGAAGTATACCCGCATTTAATAAAAAATCATTGGCCATGACTTTGCATTATCAACAAACCTTCTCACACAAACAAAAAACATTTTGGAAGGTATCTGAACAGTTTGAAAATTATAGGACTTTACTTTCATTACCCCATTCTATTTTACCTACCGCAAAAAATATGTGGCATGTGTGCATGGAATCTGGAAAATTGACTAGGGCTTCAGTTAGGGTTGGGCTTATATCTGCATGTTTGTATTTTTCAGCTATGCAAAATAACGTATCAATTGACCGTTCTAAGTTGATTGAATTGACAGATAATAGTGGTAATCAAAAAGGTTTTCTAAAGGGAGAAAAAGTATTTTTAGAGATAATGCAAGATGTTCCAGCCTATAAATACCTGGGTAGAAAGAAAGAAGATAATAGAGATACGGATGTTTTTGCAAAATTTTGTAACCAGTTAGAACTACCGTTTAAAACAATATACAGTTGTAATGAAATATATACAAAAAAAAAAGACCTATTAGATTCAGTTACTCCAAAATCTATTACAGCCGGGGTTCTGTTTTATGTTGTAAAAAATGAACTAAAACTTAAACAGCCATCTAAATCAAAAATATCACAAGTTGTAGACGTATGTATTCCAACAATCAATAAGGTTGTTAAGATTTTGGAATCTACTTAAATAAAAAATACTATTATAGATATTATAGTATAGAATGTTTTCTTTATGTCTGCCAATATTGTCTTTTATTGCGAGTCCTTGTATTTATCCATTCTATAAACCAACTGACACTTATTCATTCTATAAATATAACATTATAAACAGTGATAGTCATACTACAGATTTCGTAGAATCTTTAACACCTCCTTCGGGAGGTGAACTAAAACTTTTAACACATCTTAACGGGGCTGCTTGGGCTCAAAATTGGCTTTTACATATGGGTAGAGAGGACACTGAATTGTATGATGAACATTACTGTACAGAATGTCTCAGAATGAAACAGGCATCGGATGTTTACACATCTGAGGAATATTTCTATTTTGGATTCTACCCAGAAGAATCTAAATGTGGACAATTTGAACCTAAATATATGGCTATGTTTGTTTTGGATAAGAAACGAAGGGCTTTAAATGCTAAGCTTGTAGTTGAAAATCCTAAGTTTATTCACGAAGAAACTATGTTGATACCTTTTGAAAACAGTCTAAGGCAGTTGTGTGATGAATCATATGTGTTTTTTAAGTATGACGAACTAAAGAGACCGGGTCAAATCAGGTACTACTACGAGTGGACTTTCACTAATTAAATATTAAATTAATTAAAATATTTGGTTTATTGTATATGGAAACCATAACATTAGATTTATATGAAACATATAAAGAGCGTTTTGGAAGAAATGAAAGCCAAAGAAAATTAAATCAATTAGCTGTTTCAGAAGGACGCGATGAATCGGAGATTTTTTACGGACTTTTTAGAATATTAATGGCGTGCGACGCCGCACATGATTTTTGTGGAAGTCGCGGTTTTAAAGAATATGCTAAAGATGATTTTATTAACCAACTTATAGATGAGCTGAAAGAAAATTTGGGAAAGTATAATCTAGTAAAAGTATGCGAGAAACTAATTAGTAAGAGTTTTGCGGGTTTTAAAATAGATGACGATTATTTCTCAACAGATGCAAAAGCAAAATCTATTTCGGGAAAAATATTAAATTTATTCGGACTTACTACTGTACCACTAAAAAACATAGGTCAAGGAGATTGCGCCGGTGATAATTCTATCACAAGAATGGTTAAGATACTAAATAAATCCTACTATAATAATTCACCCGTTGAACTAAGAATTGATGCAACCTCGAATTCATCAGCTTTGATACCCATATATAGTTCTATATTAGAACAATCAAGAAGAAAGGCTAGTCGTTGCGAGTCTTATAATGATTTAATATTTGTAACAGACATCTCGAGCGAATATGATGCAGCATCTAAGGATAAACTGCAAAAAACCATAATTGAAGCGGATAAAACCTTCAAAAAAGGAACTATAAATAAAATTGAAGATACTGAATATAATATTTATTGCACTGTAAAAGGAAATCCAGTGAATATAGTAAATTGTCAATTAACATCAAATAATTCTGAGGATAATAGAGTAGTAACTTTAAATATAGTAAGTTATTTTAATAAGAGCAATCTTTATGTTAATAATGTAAGCAATGATTCAAATAATAATAGTGTTGAAGGCATTGTCCCAAAAGCACAAGCGACCGGTTATTACTATCATTATAGCGTATTTAAAACGATGGGAGATTTTTTACAAATAGTAAGTTTTTTACATTCCAAAACTTATGAGAATAAGATGTATGTATCATTTGATATTCTAAGTAGTGAGATATGTTCATTGTTTAGTAAGTTTTCATTTTTAGAGGCTAAAGAGAATAAGGGAAGGACCGATCTTATAGCCGATGGATTGTATGTGTATTTGACTGATGACGAAAAAAAAATTCAAGAAGGCGCAGGTACGTTAATGTCTTTGTATAGGGGTGTGGGGAATATTAAAGACACCCTCCTGAAAAGATATACGGAAGGGGCTTCTCGGGAGGAGGTGGATGCGAGAATGGCGGTGATAGAAGCAAAGAAGCGGGCAAAAGAGGCTGAGGAGTGGGCAAAAGAGGCTGAGGAGTGGGCACAACAGGGGGGTCGGCCTCCTGGCGCGCAATTTCGGCCGCGGCGGAGCTGGCCGAGGCGCAGCCCACAGTCACAGCCGTCGAATACATCCTTCGGTAAAAAACCTAAGGTTTCAATCAGAAATACATCTACAAGAGTTCTAAAAGCCAAATTAAAATCAGTAGGTGTCCCCGTTACTAAAGTAATAAGAGGAAAGCGTATGAAGCTAACAAGAAAAGAGTTAGAAATGAGAGCAGGGGCATTTAAAAGACTGCAAATTAGATGCCAAAAAGAGGGTATTAGTCTTACATACGTTTCTAAAAATGGACGTAAATACAAGTCTGCTAAAAGACTTCTTAGTGATCTAAAAAGACAGCCTAAACCTAAACCTAAACCTAAACCTAAAATGAATTGGGGATGACCCGGGAAGAAGCCAGCTGAGAAGACAATGAAAATGTCCCTCGCTGGCTTCGGATGATCCTCAAAGCCGGGAAATTCTAGGTTCGGATGATCCACAGTATTTCCTGCGACTATCTAAATAAATTACACCCAGAATTCTGAATGACGATATTAAGATAAATTAGTCTCTTTATATCTGAAAAAGAATTCATTTTAATTAAATTTAAAAAAAAATAATACATAAGATTAATAAATGAAAATTCTATGGCCCATACATTTTTTAGCAGGTATTGCCCTGTTAGTCATGTTTCCAACAGCAATAGCGGCGTGGTATTCTAACTGTTTTAATGTACCACTCTCTTATGGGTTTGGTTTAATATTAACTTCTATAATAATGAATATAATAGTTCTAGGTTTAATGAAGGAAGTTCCCATTCAAGATAAATCAGGTGGAGATATTTATAAAAAACCAATCTCTGGAAAACAATATGTACATACAACAATGTCTGCATTTATAGAAGGTACATGGTCTTTAGCAATGTCTAGTCTTATTATATATGGCGTGTATTTACAGTTTAAAGGTAGATGCAATCTCTCTAGAAAATAAATACAAAAAATTCAAATTAAATGTCATACATTAATGATAATATAAGACATTTAATTAATATAAATAAAATACCCAATTCTCAACCTAGGAGAATGTTCACCTTCTCTTCCTTAGCAAATTTATGGTAATATATAACATTAATAAAAATCCAATAGTGATATAAATATAATTTTTATATGAAGAACCTTTTTTTGTCATAATTGCGTTTATACATAATGTTGATGATACATCTTGGACACGATCTGGCATATCTCCGATGATTTTATGCCAATTCATTTCCAAAGTTGCTGCACACCTTTCCGTCATTCCTATCCCATCTTTGCATTGTAAAAGCTCTTGTGCGAGTAATTCGTAAGCTTCTTTGGGAAGTTTATGAATTTTATCTTTTGTTGTACAAAATTGAGCGCAACAATCATATCGCAGACCATTTCCAGTATATTTATGTTTCATATATTTATTATAAAATTTCGGAAAACTTTCTTTCATACGATCACGTCCTCGTCCCCACTCTTGCACCTGATGTGGCGCATCTGGTTCAGGCGTAAGAAAACCATTCAAACTACAAAAGTCAGGTAACCGTTTACTATTTGTATTAATCTTAGAAAGAAGTTCTCGCATAGGATTTTTTTGATGCCAAGCTCTGTTATGCCCATGAATAAAACATATATTATTTGGGAGTGTATCATAATGATTAATTATGAACTTCAAATAAGCAGACGCCTCGTGTCCATGGTTAGTATCTACATCACAATCTCCACTTCCTGCATAATTAGGATTCGATAGTTTATCACAAACACTTATAGTCATATAATCAAGTTCATCTTTTAAATTATATAGCCATTGTAAATCTTCATTCCAATGAGCGGTAACAATGTGAACCATTAATTATAATATTATATTTTATAAAAATTAAATAATAAAATGTTAACTTATAATAATATAAATGATATACCAAAAAAGATTTAACTTTTCTCCTAATGACCCAAATATTAATAATGATAGATATTTAAATTCAACAAAACAATCTATAAATGGTTCAAAAAGTAGAAATGTATATAAGAAAGCTTACCATAGGCGAAGAGAAGATTGGTCTTTATCGGGCATAGGCTCCTCCATCTCCTCCTCCATCCAGAATGCTGCCGCCAATGCTCAGAATGCTGCCGCCAACGCTGCCGCCAATGCTCAGAATGCTGCCGCCAACGCTGCCGCCAATGCTCAGACTGCCGCCGCCGATGCCACCGAGACAGGCAACGGTAACAACCCTAACTCTGACCCCAACGCTAATGTAGTACAAGGAAAGGATTACTATTTAGGAGATAAAAATCAAGGGGAACCATCATTCGGAAGCTGCAACTCAGCCAACCATAAATTGCTAACTCGGGATGATTGTGAAAAATTCAACGACTATCTTGCAAATAATTATGGCTTGCAAACGTTTGAAGATGGTATTTACAATATGCGGCCTATGCGCAGCAAGGTGATGGGTACAATACCGGCGAGCGAGGCCGCTCGCTATGCAAAGGGGTGCAACTTCACATTCTACGACGCCTCCCCTGACTACGTCGAGCGAGCGCAGGTCTTTTGGAATCCGGCTACGGGAGATGGCTACCAGGGCAATGGGCACGCTTGGAGAGTGTGCGGTGTCGATTACGAAATAGATTACTACAGGGCTAAGTTGAAGAACTCCACTTTTTCACCTTTTTATTACGGATTGTGCGAAGGTGACACCGCGGAAGAACGTGATGCCGAAACTCTTATGACTTATTCCGAATGTCAAGCCTTCCATCAATGGTTTAAAGAAAATGGTAAAGAAACGTTTCAAGAAGGTATTTATAAAGATAAAACTGTGAGTGGTACAATGGGCTCTTATATGTCTTCTGGAGGCTACAGCTTGCTTCCAAAAGGGTGCAGCATACAGGAGCTTCCGAACAATGTGATGAAGATATCGTATGTAGCAAGAGCCGCAAGCTCACCCCGATACAACCCCAGTGCCTACAGATTGTGTGGCAAAAAAACCTTTTCCTCATCCACCG